ACTCGCAAATGTTCTTGAAAGTCATATATTTCAGATTCATTATGCTTTTTCCAAGCAGCTACAATCTTTTTCATGTCTAATCCTTGCAATTCTTCTTTAGTCATAAACCTATCACCATTTGACCGCTGGTAACTATGCGCATCTAATTGCCAAATTGCTTTTGTATATTCATCTTTAGTTTTAGTTACAGGTTCATCTGAATAAGCATTTTCGCTAGTTGTTGGAGCTTTACGGAATAGTAAAACATATTCGGGCAATCCTACGCCCATCTTTGAAGCATCTTTACATTGTTCGCTCCAACCTAATCTATACGTTTGGTTGTTTTCGGCTACTACATCAGTTGTAACGGTTATTTTACCAATTAGATAAAAACCATGTTTTGTATAATGTGCCACGCTTTGACCGCTAAAATCTTCAATAGTAGTAAATGATGTCCCGTTTTGATATGAGTAACGTATTCTATCTTTTACATGAACTGCACAAATGCGACCAGGCTTTAAACATCTCAACATATTAGGAGTTAAAAAGTCCATTTGCTCAAAGAATTTACTATTATCGTGGTTATGTCCTAAATCGTTAAAATTATCGCTATATTCGTAATGATTACCGAATGGTATAGATGTCAAATACATATCTACTGAATTATCGGGCATTTCGTTTTTATCTGCATGAACTAAAATAGTATCATTGTTGTATAAAGTTACATTATCGTAAATTAATTTACGTCCGTTATTAAATATTTGTCTTTCCATTTGTGATTTTATTATTTCGGAGTTTAATCCATTTTGTTTTACTAAGTTTATCATTTGTTTATTAAGTTCAAGATGTTTTGCCCATTTTTCTTTTAAGGTCTTCATTACCTCATATTCATTCTCTGTATAGATGATATGTACGTTTACTATTTCTTTTTGCCCAAATCTGTATTCTCTATGAATAGCTTGTATGAAGTCGTTAAATTTATAATCAATACCCGCAAATATCATATGATTAGAAGCTTCTTGAAAGTTACATCCACTACCCGCAATTTTAGGTTTAGTTAAAAGATATTTATATTTACCTTCGCTAAATTCTATTAGTAGCTTTTCTTTAGTTGGGTTATCTAATCCACCATAAACAGAAGCGTAATTTTGACCTCTAAAGTTTTGTTCTAACATAACCCTTTCAGCTTCTAAATGATGCCAAATAATTACATTACCTTTAATATCTTCAGCTATATCAACCGCTTTATTAATTCGAGCTGTCATGCTATCTCTTTTTTCTCTTGATACTTCTAACAAACTTTTAGATAAGTCTTTAAAAAATATCGGTTCACCCCATTTATTTAAAGGTTGTTCAGTAGCTACATATGTAATACAATGCTCAATTATATTAATAGGTGGCATATTATATCCTGTATCATCATAACCTAAATCAGCTGGAGAATTAATAAAGCAAGCCCATGTACTTACCCATTTCCAAAATTCTTCTTTTTTATTTTCGTATAGTTTTAATTGTCCTGCTTTTTTGCTATCTCGTTGAAAAAATCTAGTTAAAGCATGACCTCTCGAAATAACACCTAAATAATCCGCGTAATTCAAAATTTCAATATAATCGTTTGGTGTTGGAGTCGCAGTTGCTACAAATCTAAATGGCACTTTCTTAAAATGATGCAAAACATAATTTGTAGTTTCTGTTTGCAGATTTCTTAATATACTAGCTTCATCAAATGAAACTCCGCAAAATAATGAAGCATCTATATCACCTTTTCTAATTCGCTCGTAATTGGTTAAATATATTTGGCTTTTGACTTCGTGTAAACTATCTGTGTCAGTTATGTAATCAATATTTAAGTTAGTTTCTAACTTTTGATTATCACGTTTAAATTCACCAGCTACTCCTAAAGGGCAAACTATTAAAAAAGGCTTATCATGTATCTTAATTAGTTGCTTAGCAATTTCAAGTTGCATAAATGTTTTACCTAATCCAAAGCTAGCAAATATTGCACGTCTACCACCTTCAAGGCAAAAGTTTACAATGTCTTTTTGATGTGGGAATAGCTTTTCAGTTAACTGAATTTCTGTTGTATCAATGCCGAACTTTTCAGCTAATACAATTTTCTTTTTTAAGAAATCTTCATACTCTTGTTGTTTCATTTTGTTTTGTGTTTAATGTTTAAAAAGCGAATATATAATTTAATTATACAATAAATTTATTTATCAAGTTTTTTTTCATAAATAGGACTTTTTATATAAAATTCATCTGATGCTGCAATTAGATTTTTATAGCTATTAAAAAAATCAGAATCATTGCGAATTAACTCTAATGCTTGCAAATTGTTCAATCTTGAACCAGCCCATGTTAATCTCTTAACGGTTATGATTTTACATATTTCTTCGTATGTATAATTTCTAGCTCTTAATACTAGTGTAATTAGCGCTCGACATTTGAGTATATTTTTACCGACTGATGGTGAAATAACTGCTAGGAATTTAGTTCCGTAAAAGTTGTATTCATATTGTGGAATATTCATCATTTCAGTAGCTAATCTAATTAGTTGATATTCGTAGATATTTAGTTTGTTGACATGGTTGTCAAACATTTCTCCTGTTAATTGTATCATGTTTTTAGTTTTTTGTGTTGGATGGATATGCAAAGGTTTGTTTCGGTAATATGTAAGTTAGCGGAAAGGCTCATTAGCTACCTCTAACAAAATATCTGCATGACATGGAGAAGAAAGCGGACAAAAACAAGCAAGATTTTTACCAACTAACTCTCTTTTAATTACTCTTTGCATTGCTGCACTTGATTTTATTTTCTCACGAAATGCCAACAAAGTATCTTCAATAGTGTGGTATTTATTTTCACCATTTTTAGCAACCAAAATATCTTTCAAACTTTTGCCTGTTTCTCGGTCTTTTATATCCCAAACATTGTGCATCCCTATTTTATAAGGGTTGCCAAACTTGTGAGGTCTTGTAACTGATTTTGTATTTGCTGGCATTTTGTAGCCTTTTGTCCGCTTTCTTTGCACCCGAATTGGCATCTCGGAAAGCCCATCCGCTAACACATTATTTGCGTCAGTGGGGGTTTCGTTTTTCAAGTTATCTTTCTGCATATTTTTAATTTTTGTTTTTCAAATCAAGTTCAGTGGTTTAAATCCCCACCGAACGCAAATAATCGGAACGTTACGAACCGCTATAAAAATGCAAGCCTGTAAATTTTGGGCATATTGGTAAAATACTATTTACAATGCTTCGAAATTTATCCTCATTCTTATAATGATTGACTGACTGATGGTACAAATAATGGATATTGCTTCGATGAAATTTAGACGCCCTAATTATAGTCATGATTTTTTCGAAATAATAATTATCATGCTCAACCATGATATAAGTAACTACTTTTCTAGCTTCTGAAATATAATGTTCTGAAGCCACGTTAAAAAAATCGTATAGGCTAACATGAAGTTTTGCGCAAACTGATTTTATTAGTTCCAAGTCTTTACTATCTAAATTTCTCATGTGCAAGTCAATATGATACTTGCTTAGTTGTGTTTGTTCCTGTTTCATGGTATTAAGTTTTTAGCAGCTAAAATAACTCTGTTTGTAAGAAAATCTAAATCATGTTCAGGTATGTCAAATTGAAACACAATTTTATTCTTATATAATGATTCTTTAGGCAAATATGGCAATTCTTCATAACTAGCATTCGCAATAAAATAGCATTCTTTTTCGCCATCGTTATACAACTTAACCGCATATTGTTGAATCGCTGCCAAGTCTTCTAAATTAGGAATATACACTATTAATTCAGCTTTATCTGTTTCACCTATGCAAGCATTTGAAGTCAATTGCCAATAATATTTTTCTCCGTCTGTATGTTCCTCGCGTACTTGCTCAATATCTATACAATCGGCAAAATTACAGAATGATCCAATTGTATATGGACATTTGATGTCAATAACCGCTTTTGTCTTATTATTAAGTCCATCACGCGAACCAACCCAATAATTACTATGTAATGGATGTGCTAAGGTTGTGTTTGGTGTTAACGTATATTCTAGTCCTATTATGTCTGGTCGCTCATACATTAGCCACCTCTCAACTAATTTACCCCATGTTGTAGCTCTACTTGATTCGTTAGTATCGAGGCTTCTTTTTGCCTTACGTTCTTGATTTGTTTGCTTGATGAAAGTTTGCCCACCTTTACTGAACATCAAAGGGCATTTCATTGTCTTAGCTTTTGATGTTGGGTTGGCTTTCTTATATTCTACTAATTCCTCGCTTGTCATTTCGCGGCTACCCATTTCGACAAGTGCGACTATTTCCGAGCTGTTAAAAGCTCCGTTTCTTATTGTGTTCA